AGTGTATCAATATCAAGAATATCAGTTAAAATCAATGAGCCAATCTCGGCACGTCGTGGAACAATCAATGTATAAATAGCATATACAAGTTTATATTTTGTATCAGGAAAATTAGAAATATCATTAAGGATTTCATTGATTTTTATAGGATTAAAGCTAATAATTTTAGTAGTATCAATTAAGATAATCTGGCTTCTAACTTCCGTAATAGTATCTTTTTCAATGTCTTTCATCATATCATAACTTTCAGCCATTATGCTATAAGCTTTTATACTTAGCTCTTATATTTTATATTGCTAATCAATATTTATTTATTTTTCACATATTTATATAAAAAATAAAATATGTGAAAAATAAAAAGATTATGTACTCATTTATCCGCAAGTAGCACATAATATATACCATGAGGTCATATTGTATATTTAAACATAATGATAAAAAAATAATTGTTTTTAAAGTGCTATTTTTTTACGATTATACCAATGATATGAAATGTAATCATATTCTTCATTGTTGATATCTTCGATATTGTTAGAATTCTTCCAATTTAACTTTCTAATTTTTATTTCGGTAGGGTGATTTTTAAGCATATAGTTAAAATAAATTTCATACTCTGATGCTCCAGAAAAACTCTTATCTGTTACTTGTTCTAAAAACGCATTATAGAAAAAACCATAATGGCTTTTATTTATTTTTGAAATTATTTCATTAACATATTTAGTTTCAAACATCATATGGTGACAAATACCAGACATATTTTTATCAATTTTAACGAAGCTTTCGTCTAATTTTGCCATATGTATGAAATATGGCATATGATATTCTGTTCCAAAGTTATACAAACATTTTCCACATTCAATAAAAGTAGTTGGTTTTAAGAAAAAAGTATCACTATCAATAACTAAATATTTATCTAATATATCTGGAATTACATTTCCAGCATATAACTTTAACAATTGTTGCAAATACCAACCATTTCTGCTTAATTTACCGTGATATCTAATAACAGTGTCAATATTGAATGGAAACATATTTTCATTTATTGTAATACAGCCATCTATGGATAAATAAGCATCATATGAGATTAAATAAATATTTCTATAACCTATTATATTTTTTTTAGTATATTTTATTTGTTCTTTGATAATGTCTTTATCATTAGGACCAACAGGTATTACTATATCAAAAAGAGACATATTTAATATAATATATCAAATATTTATATCATAAAATACATTTTTTATAAATTACATCTTCTTGCCATCCTTGCAATGATAAATTACTCACACTTTCAAACTTATTTGATATAATAAAATCGTTTAATTCTTCGTACATAACTTGTCCTGAATACATTTCTTTATAAGTAACCTCGGTATATATATATTTGACATCGTTAATATGTGTTCCTAATCCTTTTAATACTAAAAGTTCAGATCCTTGAACATCTATCCACATAATATCAACAGATGGTATATTATACTGTTTCATAATAGTATCCAAGCGATGACAATTTGTTCTTATTTCATCTTGAACATAAGTTTCGACATCATATTTACCATTACTTTTGAAAATAGAAGATGCTCCAGGATTACCGTCTCGCCATGTTGTTATAGTCTTATATTGATTAATTGGAAAAAATGTAATATCCCCATCATAATCACATACAGCCCCTTTTATTAAAGTAATTCTATCACTATATGGTTTTATATTGTATTCGCATAAATCTAATGTATTTGGATTACATTCAAAAGCATATATCTTTGCATTTGGAAAAGTTTTATAAAACTCAATACTTTGTTCGCAATCCCTCGACCCTAAATCAAAAATAATATATTCTTTATTTTTATCTTCAATATATTTGCATAGATCTTCAATCATCTTTTATATATTATATTATGAATTACGTTTTATATATTATTTACCAATAAAGCATATTCTTTAGTCAAATTATCCCAATATCCAATTTTTTTATCATCATCTTCTTTCAAATCTAACAAGTTTTTAAATTGTATTTCATATTTTAAAGTAACCGCATCACGTACATTTATAGTAATATAATATTTACCACCATTTACATATAAACTAATAGGGTCTTGTATAATATGTGGTGATTTATCATTTAAAATATTATATATTCTCCCCATTTCTTTTATCCTTTGCGAATATGATATATTCCACGCATTTAATTTATCATTTAATGTATAATTATACATAACAGCTTTTGATAAATAAACTATTTTCCAGTTTAATGTGTCTAATAATATGATATGGCTATAATGCTGATAACATCCATTATATATTCTACTATGACAACCTCCAATATAATAATTGTCTTTATATTGAATTAGATTAGACCCTCCTCTTAAAAATGTATTTGAGGTATTTATTGGTAAAATAACACCCTCATGTTTATAAACAATATTGCAAATACCTTTATTGTTAAGGTCGTAATGAATTATTATCAATGGGTCATAATTATAAACAAAATATAATTTATTATTACATACAAAAGGAGCCCAATTTTTTTCAATTGGATTGTGTTTCATATTTTCAATTTGTAAAAAAATTGGTTTCCATTCATCAAACAATGTTATTCCTATGCATCTCGATTGATTAGGATATGGAGAATATGTAATAAAAATTACATATACATTATTATTAAATATAAATATGCGCGGGTCTTCCCCTTCTATGAGAAACTTATTTTTCAATAAGTTTATATTATCGCTTCTTGAAAAATACAAATAATCTTTATTATTTATATTTATTCTTTCGCAGTTATATTTAACATTATTAAAATAACACTCTGCATTAAACATACAATAATCTACATTATGTTTTCCAGATACATTGTCTATATATTTTGTATATATGTCTTGAGTATAATTGTTTAAAAATGATTTAGGATTATATTGTTCTTTTGTTTCGCATCCAACTCCATGTTCAATAATGAGATTACTATAATGTACTCCTTCGTATATTTCGAAAGCATTGAATATCGATAATGCTCTTTCTGTATATCCGCCAATACTTCCAAATATTTTATCATAAGGTTCAAGGTTGCACCAAGGATATATTTCATCTACAAGTTTTTCTAACCACGAACATAACTTTTCATAAATTTTAACAGGATAAATATTGGTTTGCCATAAACTAAGAGGTTTTGATTCTAACTCTTTGATGGAATAGGTTTTTACAAAATGTTTATTATAACTTTTTATGAGAAAGTCTAAATTGCGTGTTTCTGGAAACATTAATGTATTCCATTCTCCATTTTTAATAATTAAGTTATTTAAATTATATAAATATATTGTATTTTTATCTATATTATTATACACGGTATAATGTTTCATATCATATTGTGAAAAGCCAATCATATCTTTATTTTTATATAATTTATTCCAATATACGTGCAAATATACGCTTGTTTCCATATAGCCTCGCTTTTGCAAAAAAGGGTTATATTTTTCTAATTGATATTCTAAAATATTGTTACAATTTTTTATTTTTTGATATACTTCATTGACGCCAAAAAATGTAAAATAAAAGTTATCTTCTCTAAAATAATATTGTTTATGGTAAATGCAAAACATTTCTAATTTTAATATTGAATTATCATATAATATTTTATATTTGTTACACAATAACTTTACCTTATTCAACGAAACCTTATTTTGAATAAATGAGAAGTCATGTTCATTCATATAACATATATCAATATCCCAATCATAATTAAAAACAGGTTCTGTTATAATAGTAATTCTGTCAGCATAAGGTTTAATATTGTTTTCACACAATTCTAAAGTATTTTCATCACATTCAAAAACATATATCTTTGCGTTAGGGAAAGTTTTATAAAATTGAATACTTTTGACACAATATTTAGTACCTATATCAATAATATTATATACTTTATTCTTATCATGTATATAATCGCAAATTTCATAATTCATTATATATTTTTTTATAATACTTATATTTTTATATGATGAATAAATTATATTAGTATTTGATAAAAAATGATACCATCTTTATATTTATTATATAATGTATAATAATATTGATAATATTAAAAAATGGGACAAAGAAGACGATTTAAAATTAATAAAAAATATAGAAGAAAATAAATCATATCGTGAAATATCTTTAGAGCTTAATACAACTATTGGTGATATTCGTTCGAGAATATTAGATAAAATCATATTTCCAGAATATGATGGTAAAAATATTAAAGAATTAGCACGAAAATATAAATATAATAATTTTGAAAATTTGCAAAAATGTTTAGAAAATAAAAAGAGAATATCATATGAAAATATTAGACTAGTTCAAAAAAACATAAAAAAATCAGGAAGTATGAAAAGCAAAGATTTATCTTTAAATATTATAGACAGGTTGGAAAAAATTGAATATAAAATAGATTTATATTCTGGTGAAAAGAAATAATAAATAAAGTATCATTGAAACATTATAAATACAATATTTATCTTTTTTGATTTTATAACGACTTCTTTAGTTTTAATAACAGTAATGCTAATCCAATTCTAAGCATACCACCTATTTTTACTAAAAATATAATACAATATTACATTTGAAAAATGCTGTTTCTTCAAAATAAAAAATTGATTTAAATAATAACATAACATGAACATAAATATTAAGGTATGAAAAACAAAAATAATTTAGGTCAATATTTTACCACACATAACGAATTAAAAGAAAAAGTATATGACTTTATTTTAAATAAACCATTATGTATATTAGAACCGTCAATTGGACAAGGCGATTTGATATCATACGTAAATGATAAAAGTCCTAATATTATTTTTGATATGTATGAAATAGATAATAATATAACATTATTAAAAAATATAGAAAAAGATAATGTTATTTATACAGACTTTATGGTAGAAGAAATTACGAAAAAATATGATACAATTATAGGTAATCCTCCTTATATAAAAACAAAAAAAGGTAATTTATACATAGACTTTACCGAAAAATGTTATAATTTACTTGCAGATAATGGAGAATTGATATTTATAGTTCCATCAGACTTTCTTAAATTAACGAGTGCTTCGAAACTACTTGATAATATGATGATAAATGGAACATTTACACATATTTTTCATCCTAATAATGAAAAAATGTTTGAAAATGCGTCAATTGATATAATTATTTTTAGATATTGTAAAAATCCATCAATTGATAAAAAGGTTTTGTATAATGAAAAAATACTTTATATTGCAAATTGCAAAGGTTTAATAACATTTTGTGAAGAATTAAATGATAATAATTTAACATTTGGTGATTATTTTGATGTATATGTTGGACTTGTATCTGGAAAAGAAAATGTTTATAAAAACGAAGAATATGGGAATATAGATGTTTTAAATGCTGAAAATAAGATTGAAAAATATATTTATATAGAAAAATATCCTTGTAGCAATGATAATGTTAATAAATATTTATTAGATAATAAAAAAGATCTAATATCAAGACGGATAAGAAAGTTTAATGAAAATAATTGGTATGAATGGGGGGCTCCGAGAAATATTAGCATAATAAATAAAAATATAGGTAAAGATTGTATTTATATCAGTAATTTAACGAGAAAAATAAAGGTTTCTTTTTTAGGAAAAATAAATTATTTCGGTGGAGGATTGATAATGTTAAAACCAAAAAAAAATTGCAATTTAATAAAAATAGTTGATTATATGAATAGTAATACTTTTAAAAATAACTTTATGTATTCAGGGAGATTTAAAATAGGACATAGACAAATATGCAATTCCAATATTCCTAATAATTGTTTATAATTCTAATGTTCGCACATCCGCCATAAATGTTTCTTTCCAACACGGCTTCGGGGTTTTTAAACAATCTACAAACATATTTACATTTTTTTTAATATCTTTATAATGAAAAACTCTATTTTTATCCCAGCGAACTTGAAATGGTAGATTATTGATATTTGGTGTTAATATACTCAGACCTTTAACACTATTTACGATTACATCCCTTTTATTTGTTTTATTTAATACAACGAAATAATAATCTTTTTTATAGTTTCTGTTATATTTTTTATTTGTTAGTTTATCAATTAACATTTCACTCATTTTTCCATTTTGATATGTTATATCAGGATCTGTATTTAACTTTTCATCGGTATAAGCATACACACACATAGCTAAATTTCCAGTGTTGTCGGAAGTTAATGTTGTTGTACTTTTTATATTAACAGGTATCCATCCATATATGTAATCATATACTAATATATCATACCAATGTCTTTTTTCTGGTTTTTGTATCTTGTTGCCGAATTTAGCGATAAGTAATTTAATTACAATATCTTCATCAAAGCAACTATTTATTCTACCATCTTCATTAGTTGTAGATAATTGTAAAGATTGATATTCTATATATTTTTTAATTTTATACATTATTAATGGCAATTGCTTCTTTCGAGAACTATGAGCCCTAAATATTTTTTGTATTTTAACAATATGTTTTTTATATGAAAGATATTTTTCTAATATACATACCATAGTAGGTTGTATAATTATTTATAGATACAAGTCAATTTTTATATTTAGAAACTAAAAGACTTTTAAATATTATTGATAATTATAGAGAAGATATGAATATATATGTATTATTAATATTGATTACAATATTTTGTATTTTAATTTTAACTATTTGTTTTGAAAAAAATATTAAAAAAATATTATTAAAAAATACATTTGAAGGGTTCGTAAATACATCTGGTGATATTGGATTAAAATGGATATATAATGGCGATATTGCACCTTCATTTGGCGATAAGATTAATAATATAATATTATATGATATTATAAATGTTGCTACAACATCGCCTGTTATAATTACAAAAGAAGAATTATCGCGAATGAATATACTACATATATCATACGATAGTTATATATCAGTTGGAAATGGATATTATAAACCATATAATAGTAAGATAATTGATCATAATGTTGGTTTAAAATGGAGAAGTCTTGGTAAAAAAACAGATGAACACGTTGAAAAACATTATACTTTAATAAAAAATGTAAAACTACAAAGCGAACTTGAAAAAAGACGTTCTAAAGGTCCTTTTGAAAATATAGATGGTGAAAACATTATAATCTTTACGAGCAAAGAGTTGAAAGATATATTAGATAAAGATAATCATAAAAGCGATGCATTAACATACGATTCATATATTAAGGTAGGTGATGAAAACATTTTTTTCCAACCATATTATACAATAGAAATAAGACCACGAAATCACTCTAATTCTAATTTAAACGTATTATTATCAAATGCTTTTGATAATTCATTTACAAAATCTACAAGTGTAAGAACATACGATTTAAATGACAATTCAACTTATAGCAATGGTGGTGTTTTTAATTCTCAATTAAATGCGAATACTATTATATTTAATCATAGAGCAAAAAATGAAAATATCGAAGAATCAATATTAAATCCTATAGATGACAAATATCTACCTTTTACAGACAAGCATTATTCTGATGATATAGATTTTATTTCAGAAAATAAAATAAATGAGTTTGTTATTATTAATGTATATAAGAGTTTATTGGGGAGACAACCTGTTATTTCTGAATTAAGAAAAAATCTACAAAAATTTTATGAGAAAAATATGGATGAAGATAAACTAAAAATGCAAATATATAACTCGGGTGAGTATAAAATTATTCTAAAAATGCAATCAAATGATATTGAACCAGGATTAGTTAAATTTATATCACAGGAACAAATAACGCATTTATTAACTGAAATATACAAGGAACTTTTAAATAAAACACCTCGTCAAAAAATGCTATATCCGCTATATAGATGTTATATTCATTTACAATATAATGATTATTTATTTAAAGCATTAATAATTCACAATAACTTCTTATTATTTGAAAAAGCAATTCTTAGAGAATATATTTTGTCAGACCAAAAACTTCTTCTGTTATTTAACGAACATTTCATATTACATGAATTGAGACTAATAGCCAATGAATTAAAACGCGCTGATTTATTAAAACGCAAAGCATTATCTACACCAATAGCAATAACAAATAATAAAATTGCTTCTACAGCAGCAAATAGTGTTGATAGTGAAGACACTAAATTAAATAGTGAAAAACATATAAATGATATTGTTAAAAATAGTGATAATATATTTAATATAAATATCGTATTGGGTGATAATGACCTAAATAAAAGTTGTCCATATTCTAAAAACCAAGCTGGTAGAGAAATGGATAATAAAAAACAAAATGAAAAACAAAATGAAAATACATCAAAACGCATATATGACCCTATAACATATAAACAGCATTATAGAGGAGACCCGCGTTATAGACCAAATGTTTGTTCTTATGGAACAAAACAAGTTGTAAATCCCGTATTTGTAAATTCAAAAACATTATTTAATGGAACAGACCTAGATGAGGCTATAAATAACACACAGGTAGGTAGTATAATGCCGAAGTTTGAATATAGAGAATATGAAGATATTATCTAGAAAAAAAACAAATATATGAGCATATTATAGAGATACCTTTTATATGTTAAGTAATATAGAAAGCATTGTAAATAATATAGAAATAGCAAAACTTAAAAAAGTACAAATAGAGTTTGATGATGTTATAAATATAATATCAAAGTTTATAGTTTCTAAAAGTCTTATATTATACGGTGGTCTAGTAATAAACTTAGTGTTGCCCAAAAAACTTAGATTTTATAAAGATTATACTATGAATGATTATGATTGTTATTCTAAGAACCCATTAAAAGATTCGTTTGAATTGGCTAAAATAATTGAAGATCGAGGATATAAATACATTAAAATAAAAAGAGCTATACATACTGGTACATACAAGGTTCTTGTATATGGTAAGCAGATATTTGATATATCTATAATAGATAATGATACATACGAAAAATATTTAAGTTTCTCTAATGCCGAGAGGAAAAGTATAAAACATTATACAAGCGAATACAATATATTACCATTGGATATAATAAAAAAAAACTTGTATTATGAATTATCAAGACCCGAACAATCGGGGCATAGATGGGAAAAAATATATAATAGATTAAACTTGTTAATGACGACATACCCAACTATTAAAAGTAAAAAGGTGTATAAATGCTTGCCTATTGGCAAAGAATATACTTCTTCTGTTGACCATTTATTAAAATATATCAAAAATAATAAAAGTCCAATTATCGACAGTTTCTCATTAAAATTATACGAAAAGTCTGAAAATTGCTGTTATCGTTTAAATACTAGTTCGGTATATATCACAATACTATCGGAAGATTATGCTAAATCCAAAACTGATATAACCGAAATATTAAATAAATGTCTTAATATGGAAAGTATTGGTAATTATAGTATAATATGTAACCATGATAATAAGACAAATTATAACGAGTTTCCAAGTTATACTTTGCAAATATTAAATAATAAAACTAAAAAAATATTTAATATTGTTAAAATAGTATTAATTAAAAATGAATGTTTCTCCATTAATAAAATGAAAGGATATACTGTAGGAAGTATCGATACTTGTTTATATTTTATTTATAACGATTATGTTATAAATAAAATATTTAAAAATGATATTAAAAAGTCTCTTGACAATCTATATTATATAAATCAATATGACAATTATATAAAAAATAATATTAAAACCGATGTTGAAAAAAGATTAAAAATAAAATGCTATGGTGATATAAATAATGAGGAAATGTTAAAAAAATTATGGGATAAAAAAATGACTATTGGGAAAATATCAAATATTTGAAATAAGATGTGATTTGCGTTTATTATTATGTTCTTCGACAAATCTTTCCATCACAACATTATTTATTCTTTTTATAATAATTGATGAAATATCATTATGAAAATAAGAATCACTATCGCTATCACTATCACTATTATCATTATTAAAATAATCAATAGTTATAGCATTTGTTTCTTTTTCTAATAAAATTTTATCATCATCGTTAAAATTATAAATATATTTTATCAGTCTATCTCTTTTAATATTAGTAAGCTTAATATTATCTTCGTGCGTTATAGACTTTAACGAATGATTTAAAAAACTGATAATTACTTCGTCATAATAAGGAAATATAATATTTAAACATAAATAAAAATTTACAAGAATGTTATAGTAAATGTTTTTATAATTCTTAAAAATTGTAAATGTCATATATTTTTAATTATAAATGCTGTAACATCCTTATATATTTATTTATGTAATATATTCTTCCTAATATAATATAAACAAATACGTAATTTTAACGAGTCTATATTATTTCTATTAATAACGTTATAGTCTTTGTCTCGTAAAGTAATATCAAATCTATGCAAGCTTGGTTCGGGGGGATTTAAAAAATATACAGATTGGTCTGACCAATCAAAAGAACCTGAATGGTATGCAGCACCGGAAGAAAATTTTGAATTACCTACATCCTGTGCAGTATATTGAACATTGTCGAAGTATTTTATAACATTAAAATCGTTAGTATTTGTATTTTTTATGTAAGAAACTATTCTATCATAATTATTCAACTCAATATAAAAAATATCATCGTGCGTGTATCCGGCGATAATATTTGAAATAATTTGGATATTTACCAACTTAATACAAGAAATATTTTTAATAGGTTCTCCTATATTAATATAAAATTTAAAGTCGGTAGTATTTTCAAAAATACCATTTTTGGAGTCTATATACATTATTACTTTATCATAATCTTTCGTATTATCTAAACTTACTTGCATTATTATTAATACTATCTTTTAATATAAACTTATATATTTTTTATATAAGTTAGGTGCACATATAATATAAAAATATATAAAGATTTTATACTATATATATTTATAAAAGAAAATCAAGTATTATGACAAATAACGAAGACATCGCCGCAGGTTTTGATATTGGAACCACTACCAGTTGTGCAGCTATCTGGATTAATGATAGAGTTGAGATTATCCCCGACACTCAAACAGGTTCTCGTATCATCCCTTCATATGTTTCTTTCAGTGAAGATGAAAAACTTGTAGGCGAATCTGCTAAAAATCAATCAACTATGAATCCTAAAAATACTGTATATGAGACGAAGAGGTTGATTGGTCGTAAGTTCAGCGACCAAGTTGTACAAGATGATTTGAAACTATGGTCTTTTTCGGTTGATGGTGATAAAAACGATAAACCATTGATCCAAGTTAAATATAAAAATGAAAATAAAAGTTTTCATCCTGAGGAAATTTCAGCAATGGTTATTCAACGCCTTAAAGAAACAACCGAATCATTTCTTGGACATCCTCTTAAAAAGGTTGTTATTACCGTTCCAGCATATTTTAATGATTCACAGCGTCAAGCTACAAAAGACGCTGGAACTATTGCTGGGTTAGAGGTTCTACGTATCATTAATGAACCTACAGCTGCGGCTATTGCATATGGTCTTGATAAAACCGATGATAAAACTGAAAAAAATATTCTTGTATTTGATTGTGGAGGAGGAACACATGATGTATCTATTCTAACACTTGATGGTGGTATTTTTGAAGTTAAATCAACTGGTGGAGATACGCATTTGGGAGGTTCTGATATTGACAATCTAATTGTTGATTGGTTGTGTGATGATATTAAAAAGAGAATGAAAAAAGACGTGAGAGAAAATGCTAGAGCACTAAAGCGACTAAATATGGCTGCTGAAAATGCCAAGAAAAATCTATCTGTATGTTCAACCACTAATATTGAAATTGATTCTCTATTGGATGGCGTTGATTATAATGCTACTCTAACACGTGCTAAGTTCGAACTTCTAGCTGATAAAGTATTTCAAAAGACACTCTTGCCTCTTGACAGACTTCTTAAAGATGCAAAGATGGGTAAAGGTGATATTGACGAAATCGTTCTTGTAGGTGGAACAACCCGTATTCCAAAAATTCAAGAAGTCTTATCTAATTATTTTAATGGAAAACAATTGAATAAATCTCTTAACCCAGATGAAGCAGTAGCATATGGAGCAGCAGTACAAGCTTCGATTTTGACTGGACAAGGAAATAAAAAAACAAGCGAACTTCTTCTTTTGGATGTTGCCCCGCTTTCACTCGGTATTGAAACAGCTGGTGGTGTTATGACTAAAATTATTGAAAGGAATACAACAATTCCAACTAAAAAGTCTCAGGTGTTTTCAACATATGCAGACAATCAACCGGGAGTTGATATCAAAATTTATGAAGGAGAGAGAGGTTTTACCAAAGATAACAATCTTCTAGGTAGTTTTCATTTAGATGGAATCCCTCCTATGCCTCGCGGGCAAGCACAAATTGAAGTAGCTTTTGATATTGATGCGAATGGTATTATGAATATTACCGCTGAAGAAAAATCAACTAAAAAAACTAATAACATTACTATTTCAAATGACAAAGGACGTCTATCAAAAGAACAGATTGATGAAATGATTAAAAAGGCGGAAGAGTTTAAAGAAGAAGATGAAAAAACAAAAGAGTTAATTGACGCAAAGAATGGTCTTGAGAACTATTTGTATAATCTTAAAAATAGTATTGTCAAAAAAGATGACTCCCCTCCTGTTTTGGATGAAATTAAAGCAGAACTCGACCCTCTTATTGAAGAAGGTATTAAATGGATGGAAGAAAATAACAAAGCGGATATTGATACATACAAAACTAAACAAAAAGAATTGGAGGCAGTTATTAATCCTTTAATGCAAAAACTATATAGCCAAGGAGCACCTGGTGGAATTCCGGGGGGAATGATGGGTGGAATGCCTGAGGGAATGATGGGTGGAATGCCTGGCGGAATGCCTGATGTAAATCCTACAAGTGAAAAGCCCGATGGTGATGTATTGGACTAATAATTATATATATATAACATAGCACCAATAAAAGCAAAGAATAAATATATACAAATTATTGATAATAATATAATATTATAAATGTAATAAACCTCTCTTTTAATATCCTCACTACAATAACAATTAATTTCTTTTAATCTATTAATAAATATTATAACTAAAAATATATTAATTGTTCCAATAAATGCTAAAAATTGCGTAAATGATAAATA